GTCTTCATCAGTTGATCCATCTGCGCAATATAATGAAATCATTGATATCACAAGTGATGTTGATGTAGAAATTGTTGTGCCATATGTCAAAGAAACTCCGTGGACTACCGTCAACAAAAATGTACTGACTCCTCAGTACGTTGAATCAGCTGGTCCAATTACGGCCGATCCCGATAATTCGCTTGGAGTACTTTCTCTTGTCGTAAACACTCCATTGACAGCACCAGTTACTACGGCTGATGCTTTCATCATGTGTTATATTCGTGCAGGAGATGATTTCGAGCTCGGGGATCCCGATGAAATTGATCAATCTATTACATATTTCCCACAATCCGGCTATAACCTAGTCGATTTCGATTATTCAAAATTCCTCCCACAGTCAAACAATGTTTTTGGTTATGATAAGCCACGATCCCTTTTAATTTTTAAGGGTTCAACTACGACTCATCCAGAAACTTTTGGTGTTTGTATGGGAGAAAAAGTGACTTCGGTGCGAGCGCTATTAAGAAGAGCGACCCTCACACTTACACGTAAGATTACTTCGAATACTAGTGCGGCTTTAGCCGTTGAGCACACCCTAATGAGTCGTTACCCTCTTTGTGGGGGTTTTGACACTAATGGAATTCATGACAAAACTGTCTCTGGAAAATACAATTATGTTTACAACCACCCATTTAATATGACCACCACATGCTATGTTGGTAGTCGTGGTTCGATGGAGTGGCATTTTGATGCGATTGTTCCAGACACCCCAATTACGCAACGTGTAGAGCGCGATGTGACAACTACGTTGACACAAGGTGGCTATGCATCCCTTACATCTATTGACAACACAACGTCAAGTAGGGCTGCACACGGTGCTGTTACCGGTGGGTATAAATCAGGTTGGTCAGGAATGAGTGTTCTCCCACAACGAACTCAGACAGGTTGCAGTGTCAATGTTCCCTATTATTCCAAATACCGCTTCCGTAACAACACGGCGGCGAACAGGACTCTGGGACTGGCTGCGGATGGAAGTGATCAAGACGCTATGCGTTATGATTTAACTATTTTTCCAACTGACACTGTTTTTAATGCTAATTCGATTGTGAATATGTATTTCAATATTGGAGAAGATTTTTCCTGTGTGTTCTTTTTAAGTACACCAGAATTGCGTAAGGAAGCTATTCCT